TTATTTATACGATCGAAATGAAAAAAATTAAACTAAACCTAGGGTGTGGAACTTGTCTTGTGAAAGGTTTTATAAACGTTGATAAAGCGTTTAGTTTTAAAGAGGTCAAGTCTAAAAAAGGTTTGTTTGGAAGAGCACATGTTGAGAAGGGGGCTGAATTTGTTCAAGCAGATATGTTGAATCTACCCTTCAAAGATAACTATGCTGATTACATTGAAACTGTTGACGCTATTGAACATATCCCATTTCGCCAGGTTCCACTTGCTTTCAATGAAATTTATAGGGTTTTAAAGAAAGGTGGCAAGTTGGTCTTGATGACTACGGACTTTAATGAACTGGCTCGACTTTGGTCAACTGAGATTACGAATCAACCATTTGATTGGGTAAAGTATCACGATTTGATGGAAGTCATCTATGGCAATCAAATAGGTGGAGATGCTGAAGTTCACAAGACAGCTTTCAATATTGATTACCTTGCTCTTCATTTACAGTCAGCGGGTTTTGAAAAAGAGAAGATATTATATACAATCTTTCCAACTTCTTCCAATCATCGTCCTAACCTACAGACCCAGACGTGGCCAGATCCAGCCTGTGTTAGAACAACGATGATTTATGTAGAAGCAATCAAATAACTATATGAAATTCGACTACGTAGACATTGGTACATCAGATTTTGATACAAGTGCAGATATTTTGAAGTCTGGACAGAAGGCATTATTGGTTGAGCCTGTTAAATATTATCTAGATAAATTGCCAGTCGGACCTGGCATTTTTAAAAAGAATGCGGCTGTCTCTTGTCACAAAGGGAAGGGTAAGATGTATTATGTTACGGATGAAGTTATCAAACGATACAATTTGCCCAATTGGATACGTGGTTGCAATTCGTTTAACCAACAACATGGAACGGTGGTTAATATATTCGAAAAGTTAGGTCTATCATTGAACTTGGTCACATGTGAAGATGTTCCAGTAATTACTTTCTTTGATTTGATAAAGGAATATAATATTAAGACGATTGAGTTTTTGAAGATAGACACAGAAGGACACGATCATATCATTCTCCGTTCAGTAATGCAGGCAATGCGAAAGGGATTGAAGATTAAACAGATACGAGTTGAATACAATCCATTCTTCGGCAACACTCGTTCATTGGATCTTTTAATTACCAAGTCAAGTTATGTCCAGGCTTATTTGGTCGAGGACAACGCTATAATCAATTTTTAATATATGGATAAACCAACTATCGGGGCGGTAGTCCCAGTTCTAGAAAAACGGGGAGGAGTAAGACACTTCCTAGAGATTGGAAACATTTTAACTGAAAGAGGATATGACTATACAATTTTTAGCGATCAAACCGAGCAAGACTGGTTTAAATTCAAAGGACATATAGCCGACTGGCGTTATGGAATAGAGGCTGACATCTTGCTTGTAGGTGATCCACAACTTCTCCCAGTTACTGATAGAATGAAAGGGGAGATCTATGTTTGGGTATTAGCCAGTGGTCCATACAAGACGATGTACGATCCATATTATGGAAAATTTCCGTTCATTCTAATTAACCGTTGGTTTTTCAAAGACTACCCCGCAGCTTTTCTCTGTGAGTTGGGGGTTAATACAAAACATTTTAAACCAAAGAAGAGGAAGGTATTGTTTTATTCAGGAGGAGAACGGGGTCTTCACAAACAAGGGCATATCATTTATGAACAACTCGGTGACTTGCCAGGGATTGAATTAGTTGAGTTGAAGGATTTAAATAATGATCAGTTGGCTGAGGCTTATCATACGGGAGATTATTTTGTGGCTTGGGAAATGGAAGGTGGCTTTTCAAATACAGCAGCAGAGGCTTTGGCCTCTGGTATTCCAGTAGTTACAAACGGCAACAACTGTGAACCTTTTTTGGATAAAGTAATTTTAGTAGATAACTTAAGAGACTTCTTCACTGACCCAATGAAGGATAACACTTGGGAGAAGACAGTGGATAATCTCTTGGAAATAATATTATGAAAAAACTAATTGGATTTGATATCGATGGAGTTTTAAGCAGAATGACTCCTGAATGTAATATCAATTTAATAAAATGAAAAGCATAGAGTCAGACGAATTTTTTAAACTGTTAGCCGTTAAAGCTGGTATCTCTGATTTGGATACGGTCAAGCGTGTTTACTATGGAATGATTAAAGTATTGTCAGGTGAACTTCGTAAGAACCATGTAATCAAAATGCCTGATTGGGGTGAGTTTGTTTTACGTGTTTATAAAGCCAGGAACACACTAAACGTCAATACTGGACGCATCGAATTTCTCCCAGCTAAACCAACAGTTAAATTTAATCCAGATTTAAAAATGAAGAAGTATTTCTATTCTCTAAGCGAGGTACTGTAGTATAATGGGAACATATGGCAACTGTCGATACATCTCCCGAAAATTTGACTTATCTTGAGGACCAGGCTAAACAAGTTCAGGGCCAACTTCAAAGTTCTCCAACTGCTTATGCGGACAATGTTACTCCGTCTTCTTCTGATATCTCATTAGGCACAAAGTTGGATACGTTGACCAAGAACATAAGTGCTGTTCGTTCTTCTCAACTTCGAAACGAATGGTATGGTCCACAGAACACACAGACAACCAGTCAAGAGAGTACTCAAGCAGATCAGACTGCACCACAAAGTCACAACTGGATTGTGTCTGGTTTGAGTGCTTTGCAAAAACCTCTCAACGCTATTGTGGGTGCTGAACAGTTTGCATTAGGTAAAGGAACAAGTTCTACTTTGTTTGGAAATATCAATGATGCATTGAAGGAGGGGTTAACATCTGGTGATGTCCTGAAACAATATGGAGTTAACCGTGCTGTTCAAATTCCTTTGGGTTTCATGCTTGATGTTTTTCAGGATCCTATTAACTGGGTTACTGCAGGAACAGATGCTTTGATTCCTCGCGTTGGAGTTGGTTTGGTTAAGGGTGCAACAGAAGGAGGAGTTGAAGGTGGACTAGAAGCAGCAAAGACTGGACTGGTTTCAGGACTGGAAAGAAAACTTGCAAAGATATTGCCTTATAAAGCTACGAGTGCTGTAGCAGATACGGCAGAAGCTGCTGGAGATGTTGCTAAAGATGGAATGTTAAATAAGTTTTCTAATGCTTACAGAAACTTTACTTCAAACGTCGGAGCTAGTGCGATTGAAAATTCAGACAAGTACGACGAACTTATTAAGTCAAATGTTTATGATCGACTTGGTAAAAACTGGGGAGGTTTAACTGATTTGAATGAAGGGAACACCGTAGGTAAATGGGCTGAAAGTGCAATACGAAGTTTGCCACACGGTGATGATATCGCTGACTTCTTTAAATATTCGACTCAAGACAGAATCAAGTCTGTTAATCTTCTTGACCAGGTTTATCAACTTGGAAAGACTCAGGGGGCAATAATGACAAACGATCTGCACGGTAAAGATGTTCTTCAGGATATCTCTGAACTTTTAAAACCAGGATCACCTATTACTATTCCTGATAAAATCGCAGAGATAACAAAGAACACACTTAGCGAAGGAAGTTTCATTGAACCAGTTAAAGTAGCAAATAGTTTTGAAAATGCTCAAAAGCTTTTGGATTTTGCTGCACAAGATAAGAGTTTGAAAAATCTGATCAGTTATGATCCAGAGGTATTGAAGGATGCTTACACCACGATTAGACCAGGGACGACTGGGGTCGCAGGTTACGATAATGTTTTCAATCGACTGAGGGGTGTTGTTGATAAAGAAGGAAATGTTCTCACTCCAGCCCTAAGTGTTGGCGATGTTTTGGATAAAATAAATGCTGGTACGTTGGCGAAGAACATGGGTATCTACGATACAGTAAAGGACTGGACTCCTTTCAAAACTATTTTGGATGCGAATGATAGACTACTCGGTTTGTTTAAACTGTTTAAAGTTCCAGCTTCTTTGAGTGCACACTTCTTCGCGTGGACAGGCAACTTAACAATGGGATGGCAAATGGGAATTCCGATTGAAGATCCAGAATTTTTACGAGGTCTAGCCTCAATGAGAAGTTATTTGGGTGGCGGTCAGACGGCAACGTTTATGAAAAATACTTTCCTAAACGATGTAAACTCTTGGGTTGATTACATGGATAATCACCCAAACCTATTCCGTCAAATGGCTGGATTCAATCCAAGCACAATAGACAAACAACTCGGTGTGGGTCAAAAGATTTTAACTCAATATGGAACAACACAGTCAGAGGTTACAAAAGTGTTGGCGGCTGAATACGAGAATATCGTATCTGGTCACGATCAACTTTCAAATCTTATCCGACTTGAACAAAAGGCAGATAAAACAGAAGAAGATATTAAAACTTTGAATGAATTAAAACGTGTTCGAGAAGCAAACCCTCCAGAGTCTTCAATCCAAACGGTTCAACAAATGAACAAGGATTATGGTGGAACTATTCCATCATCAGCAAAACCATCTGGTTTTGGAAGTAATGAGTTGGTTGGAAATAGCAACTGGATGGATACACTTAAAGCTAGGATCGAAGATGGTGCTAGTGACACAACTAAACCAGCGGCTGAACAAGCGGCATATAAAGCGGCTAATCTCATTATGAATAAAATGCCTAACTGGTACGAAAAGATTGACCAGTCATACAAGTTGGAAACGACTCACTACCTTTCTGTTAAGGGCGTACCAGAAAGTAATTTGATAAAAATCAGTAGACAGGTGCCTATAACAAAAGATGATATTGTTAGTTCGTATGTAAGTGGCGGTCAGAAGTTATATCGATTGACTCCAGAGAAAGCTTCTGAAGTTGCGATTGAAACATTTATGAACTACTCAGCTATGCCTGACTTCGTTAAGGTAATGAGAACATTACCTATTGTTGGTTCTCCATTTCTTTCTTTCTCTTATGCAACGGCAGCTAAAGCAGGAAAGACTTTGATAAACGATCCTGCATTTTTCAACAAAGTAGCATTTTTGATTAATGAAATTTCTGATGTACGCACTCCACAAGAGAAGGAAGCATTGACTCAGAAGTATAATGAATATTTGAATTCACCAACAATGATCAAACTGGGTGATATGTTTGGTACGTCTTGGAATACGGATGTCAAAACAATGTTGCCTTATTTGACAATGAACATGTTGAATTCTTCACAGAAAAATTATGATAACTCTTTCCCAAGTGATGTTGTCAGGGCAATAGATGCTTCTCCTTTTATGAAACATCCATTAGGTCAACTGATGTTTGATTACCTAATTCAACCATCAATTTTGAATGACTCAACTCAAGTTCCTGAGACTCAATTTGGAGAACCACTCTATCCGTCGTATGATGCTAATGGTAATTTGATCAATCCAGGAATTGGAACAAAAGCATTCTATGCCGCAAGAACTGGTGCTGAATCTTTGATGCCTGGTATTACAGCTTATGCTGGACTCGCAAAGGTTTTGGGTATTCCAGATAGTGTAATGAATGCTGTTCCAAGCTTCGGTGCCAGACAGGTCGGTTATGCTACCGAAGGAAAGAACACAATTGGTGCTGCGACGAAGGAAAATCCAATTCAAAAAACTTTACGAGCAATATCAGCTCGAAGTGGATTGTCGCTTTATCCATTGAATCCAACAACAACTAATAAAACTAACCAATAAAAAATATGAATCCATATACAACAGGTGCAATCATTTCAAAACCAGACTACCGTGACTTTATTGCATCAGCTTCTATCGTCCCAGTTACTTCAGTTCAGTTGCCTCCAACTTTGAATACACAGTTGGGTCCAGTTATGATGCAGAATCAAATTCCAGCTTGTGTCTCTCATTCTATTGCAGATGTTTTAAAACTTTGGTGGTTTAGAAAAACTGGTGTGTGGGTAGATTTTTCTCCACGTTTTCTAGACATCCTTTCAGCAGAATCAGACATTCCACTTGATGGTGGTCGTCGACCTCGTACTGTTTTCAAGGTTGGTTTCAACAAAGGTTGTTGCACAACTAAGACTTTGCCAAACGATACAACACTTTCAATTTCACAATATCGAGATATCAATGCGATTACTCCAGCCGCTTATGCTGAAGCGTTGCAATATAAAATTCCAGGATTCATTCGAATTGCTTTGGATTTCCAAAGTATGAGAACGGCAATGTATCTTTACGGCGCAGTGTCAACTCTGTTTTCGGTTGGTGACAGTATGTACAACCCATCGTGGTTACCGAAGGATGTTGATCCTCTTCGTGTTCCCAATCCAGTTACTTCAGGTCATCAGATGACTGCAAAAGGATGGTCATCCCCAACACTGAATTTACTTAGAAACGAATGGTCAGAAGCTTGGGGTAACAAAGGAGAAACAGAATACAACCCAATGGATTGGGCTCCTTATATTTACGAGTCTTGGACTCCAGTAGAAATTCCTTCTGATATTTCTACGTTTTTGAAAGCACTTCCTTCACCAGATAACTTTCACTATCGATGGAATACCGATATGGTTTATGGGCAGCACAATGACGATATAAAGTTTGCTCAAATCGCTTTGATGATTCTTGGATTTTTGAAACCAATTAATCCAGCGGATCTAGGTTTCTTCGGTCCGAAAACCTCCGCAGCCGTATTAATGTTTCAGCAATCAAAGGGGATTCATCCAGTTGCTCCAAACAATATTGGACCACAAACAAGGACAGCCCTTAATACACAGTTTTCTGTTTAGGACCGTAGTATAATTTATTTCAGAGAAGTTCTTTGAGGTGCACTATGCAAGAAGTCGGACGGCAAGTGATTTACCAACAAGGATGCTTTTCTCGTGTAAAGATTTGGTATGCGGGGCATATCAAAGGCATCAATGGGATACTCACCCACGGATGGCAAGGGGAAGAGCAGACCATGGTGACTAGAGATGTCATCATGCCAATTCACACGTTCGAAGTTAAACAAGGAGAGGTCTATGACTTGTCCAGTTTGTCATATCGCAGTCGCGCCGCATGATCCTGAAAAGAAAGTGCGGAACGGCCAAACCTTCCACGGTGGGTGTCTTAACCCCAACCGTGGCGCAACACAGCAGCGCGTTGTCGTGGCTGTGAAGGAACGTCAACCCAGACAGACCTACTTTCGCTTCCCAGCGGCAGCGGCCTACGTCAATTAGGAGGCGTTATGTTCTTCCCTCGCCTTCGGCGTGATATATACTACTTCTGTCGGATTCACAAGAACCCTGACATCAGGAAGATTCGTTTCTGTTGTGCAGGGAAACACTGCCCGCATCTCGGACAGAAGCCGCGCAGGTTTGTCCAAATAGAGGGGGACTTAAGGGCCGCATAAGGCCTCCCCCTCGTCAACTTTCATCCGCCCTAACCCTCGCTTCTCGCTCCCACCTCACGCTTGCTAGTAAGCACCCAATCTAGCGCAAAGCCATGAACTCCCCCAGGTCCATGGCTTTCAACTTGATTTTTTTTTAGGACTTTGCTACACTTGTTAAGTAATCAATAATTTAACAATTATGGATACATTATCAGTACAATTTTTAATTTTAGTTCCAGTTGTTCTAGGAGTAACTCAGGTCTTTAAACTGACGGGTCTTTCGAGTCGTTGGTGTCCCCTGGTTTCACTTCTTTTGGGAGTTGGAGGTGCATTTTTAGTTGGAGGTGTTCACGCTGTGAATATAATCCAAGGTATTGTGGCAGGTCTTTCAGCTTCAGGTTTATGGTCTGGAGTCAAGGCAACCACAGAGATTAAAGATGTCTCTACAACAACCACTTCAACAGAAACAACGAATTAAAGTTTGTCATACAGAATTGCAATTGACACCTGCCGCCTAGTCGTCGGTAATGTCGTGTGTTCTACCCTCAATGGACGCATTGGGGTTTCCGCTTTTTCCCTTAATTTTGATTGTGTTTTTAAATTTTTTGGGCATAATCGAATTGAGGGTAGAGCACATCACTATCGGTGTTTGAGAAGTCACAGAAATCAGGACTAAATTAATAGTTATGACGCCACTATTGGCAGTTATCGCGTTCTTTTACGGTCAAATTACAAATGGAAATTATGATAAACAAACTCTTAGAGCTTATGCAATAGTACAAAGTCAACTCGCTGGAGTTGACGGACAAGTAGTCGTTAAGGTTATCGACGGGGAAAATAAAGATTGGATTCCTGAAAAGGTCCATTACAATGATGCTAAAAAGGGGTGCAACTCAGTTGGTCTAGCCCAGATCAGAGATTGCAATCACCCAGAAGTTAGTTATGAGCAGGCGAAAGATCCTATCTTCGCTATTAATTTTATTATCACTCATATCGACAAATGTAAAACGTGGTGGAAAGCCACTTGCCCAGATGACAGTTAGTCACTTTCACTGGACAAATTACTAGTTAACTTAAACGAAACGTTAACTGTTAATAATGTAGATCTATCCTAGTGGTTCGACACCTGCGAAGATAGGTTTTGGGGGGAAGGCCATCGATTAGCAGATGGCCTTTTGCCTACTTACTTGACAAGTCTAATGTGGTTTTGATATACTATCTCCGAACTGTTCAGTGTAGAGAATTCGCATAACAATCCAATCGTGGGGATAGTGCAAACCTAATGTCTTAAGGCTGGGCCAAAGGGTTGTACGGCAGCAAACATTACTTCAATGTTTACACGATATAAAGTGGCTCCAATAAGTGAGTGAGCCAATACGGCTAAATACGTAATTTTAAATTGTACAATATTGAGTTACGTATCGTATTTAGGACAAAGACCCTGAGTGGTGGGAAGTCCCGACGAAGCTAGTGGGCTAGTCTAAGTCGCAAAAATAAAAGCTCTAAGCACCCTGCCGTTCCGATGAAATAACTTAGTCGGATTCTCTACACTGGTCGGTACACTAAATCGCTTAGGCGATTTTTTGTTTTTCAGGACTGTGGTATAATGTAGTTAGATCGAGACATCTTGTTAAATTATTAAATGATATTTTTAAAACAAAAAAATATGTTAAAATCAGAAAAAAAGGCGGCAATTTTGGTAGGCGAAGCCGCTGTAAAAGCTGCTAGAGATTTAGCCAAGGCTTCACAAGGTAAGGAAAAGGCACAGGCCGCTCTTACGCTTGAACAAGCACAGAGAAATCTAGATATTATCAAAGGTACTCAAATAGACGGATAACTTCTACACTTTGGGTCTTTTACGAGACTCAAGGCGTGGATATTAATAAAAAATAATATGGATCCAACACAACAACCATCTCCAATGACTCCTCCGACAGGTGCAGCAGAAAGTGCTCCAACTTCTCCTGCTTTATCTCCGCAACAAATGAAACAAAACATTCAGGATTTAATGACGAAGGTACAAGGGAAGTATCAGGATTTTAATAGTAGTAAATTCGCCGCTACAAATAAGACACAGGCACAAAGAAGTGCTGCAATGAGACAATTATTCCAATTATTTGAGGCTATGGGAGTAGATCCAAGTGATCCAGCCGCATTGAAACAGTTTTTAAATCAGTTGAAACAACAGAATCCAGAAATGTATCAACAAGTCGAAGATGCTCTTGAGTCTCTTTTGGGCGGTAGTATGGGTGGTGGTATTCAGGATACGCCTCAAGCAGCTGGAACAACGCCAACGGCTATTGCAAATGACGCGCCGATAAGTAATGTTGTTCAATAAAAAATATGAATAATAAATGGAAAACAAACTTTACCCAAAACAGTATCAGGATATCTATTCAGTAGATAATGATCTTCACTATAAATTAGACTTAGATGACTTATCGGGAACAACGATGGATTTTAATGAATTTACCGATTTATCCAAAGACGTATTAAGAAGTTTTTATTCAGATTTGTTCACTAATTACGTTAAAGTAGCCTGGCTACGACGTAATTTTTTGTATAAAGGGAGAAGGATTAAATGGCCAATTAACAAAAATCCACAATTCATTCAGATTGCTTTTGTTAAATATTTACATCGAATTGTTGGAATGGATATTCAGATTTTAACTCGCAGTTTGAGTTTTTCTGCAGTTGAAAGCTATTTCAATGACTTCTTCCCTGGTTTTGAAGATGGAGATCCATTTAAAAATCCAGAATATTATAAATTTCCATATAAAAATATATCAATTGATTTTCTTGTTCCTGTCTGTCGAATGGATGAGAGACTTGCTTTGTTGAAAGATGCAGATAAGAGAGATCTCACTTTTGCTGAATTTCGTGATTCAATTATTAACGAGGTTCTTTCGATTAATGCTGCGAATAAAAAAGAAAAATATGACGTCCAAACAAGACGTCATCGTGGAACATCTTTCTTTGTTAAAAAAATATGAATAACTCAAATTTAAAACCAGTTGTGTTTGTTAAGGGCCAGTATGGTTATACCGCTCAGAATACAACACAACAGATAATGCTTTTAAAGGCATTAAAAATAACACAGGATCCAAAAAGACTTCGTGAAATAATCGGAGTTAAAACTGTAGCTGATGTTTATCGTACATTGGATAAAATTGCTATGAGAAAGGAGTATCATGCTTCTCTAGCCAAACACGGTGTGTCTTTTGACTACATTGTGGGAAATTTAAAGGGGGTAATTGATACTGCAGATAAACCAACGGAGAAACTGATGGGGTTGAGTATTTTGATGAAATCAATTGGCCTAGACAAATATGATGAAACAGCAACAGGTGGTGGTAGTTGGGAAGACGCCCTGGCTAATATCCCTAAAGAAAAAAGAGAGGCACAATTGAAGACTATTGAGTATGAAGTAATTGCCCCAGAAGTTCCAGAAGAAATTAAAAAGAAACGAGAAAAAGAATTAAAAGAGGGTAGAAGTCTATATGAATAATACAATTGAACAACTAGCAGATCCAGCTTTTTATCTTAGTAATTTTTGTAAAATTAAGACAAAAGCGGGCGGCCTTGAACCATTTATTTTAAAACCAGCACAATTGGATCTTTTTAATTATCTGAACAAGTTTAATCGAATTATTATAATGAAAGCTCGCCAGATCGGTTTCTCGACTGCCGTTACTGGTTACTTTTATCACAGAACAATCAGTAATGGTGGAATCACATCAGCTATCGTCGGTTACAACAACGACTTGACGGCTGAACTTCTCGATAAAATTAAAACTTTTTATCGAACTACACCAGATGCTTTAAGACCAACAATTCATTACAACTCAAAATTTGAAATTAGTTTCCCCAAAGTAGATTCAAAGATTTTGGTTCTTCCATCTACTGAGAACGTTGGTCGAGGTTATACGATTCATAATATTCTATGTACAGAGGTGCCTTTTTGGGAGAAAGCCGAAGAAAAAATGATGACTATTGAAGCGTCTGTCCCTATTGACGGAAAGATAGTAATCGAATCATCTCCTGGAGCAGTCGGGGATCTTTTCCACCGTATGTGGGTTTCTGAAAACGACTATATAAAACGTGATTACGGTTGGTGGTGGAATTATTCAGAAGAGGAAATTGAAATGATTAGAAAAAGGATGAATAATCCTCGTCAATTCAACAACAACTATGCTTTGGAGTTTCTAACATCTGGACGCGCTGTATTTGAGATGGAAACTATTAATGAACAGAGAAAAAACCAATTGAAGGTTGGAGAGAAAGTACTATTGGCTGACGGTTCTGAACACATTGTTAGAGAAGATGAAGGATTCCGAATTTATAGGCCTGTAGAATCTGGAAATTTTTACGTAATGGGAGTTGACACCGCAGAAGGTGTTTCTGGAGGAGACTATTCTGTTGCTACAGTATTTAATCGTGCTACAGGAGAAGAAGTAGGTTTTTGGAGAGGCCATATGGCACCAGATAAACTTGGAAAGGTATTAGACAAGTGGGGACGATATTATAATAACGCTCTAATGGTGATTGAGTCTGAAGCACACGGAAATGTTGTTATTAATATTCTGAAACAGTTACTTTATCCATCAATGTATTTTAGACCTGCGCGTTACGACACCGTCGGGAACCCGTGGAGCGATAAACTTGGTTGGAAGACAACCAAAGTTACTCGTCCTATTCTGGTTGACGACTTCGAAGAAGCGGTTCGTTCAAAATCTCTGATTATTCACTCAAAGGAAACAATTGATGAGATGACAGTTTTCGTTTATAACGATGCAAATAACATGGTGGCGATGGAAGGTTATCACGACGACTGTATTTTCTCTTGTGGAATTGCTTTTCAGGGTTTCAAAGTTATGTCAGGTAAAAAAATGGATCAATTGGATTATCAGAAGCATTTACCAACGTCCTACAGCTATTAATTAAGGGACTGTTGTATAATATAAAAATATGGTAGCACCAAGACCTGTTTACACACGTTTTAATACTTACACACCGTCGAATTTCTCTCCAGAGGAGGTGGAATTCATGTCGATATTCCATTTACAGATGCAAGATGCGCGTCAATACTTTTTGCGCATGATAAAACCTCGTTTGGATCGCTCTTATAAACTCTATATTGCCTTCAATGGAGATCGACAACTTCAAATCAAAGCATGGCAGGCTAATATTTTCGTTCCATATATTCAAGCTGTGGTTGAAACTCTTATGCCACGTGTTTTGGATGCTCGTCCAGACTTTGCAGTACAAGGAAGAACAGAAGAATCACAGAAAAAGGCTGAAAAACAAGAGCAATTGGGTGATTACCTCTGGGAAATAGCTGGAATGGACAAAACAACCGAGCAGGTTGTCCGTTCTTCGCTCATTTATGGCATGGGTTATCTTCAGGCATACTGGAAAAAGGATGTACGCAAGCAAAAATTCATGACATCGAAGGATTTGAACTCGAAAAAATACGTTTGGAAGGAGAAAGAGAAGGTTTTTTATGATGCTCCATTCGCAGAATGGGTTGATAACTACAATTTGATGTACGATTGGCACAATACAGAACGCCAATTCAAACAATACTGGTTTAAACGAATGGTTTTAACTGCTCCTGATATTAAAAGACGCTATCCAATGGCTGATCCAGAGCGTTTGGATATGGCTTTGTCTAACCCAGGAGGTGATTTGTCTGATTATGCCTCTGTCCGTAATCAAGTGAAACAGAATCAGGACCTAATCGTTAAGGGAGCAAACATTTTAAATGGTCCTGCCTACGGAATGGGTTCGGATAAATACAATAACTATGGTGATCCTAATCTTCAGATGTATGAAGTGTTTGAATGGACTCAACCTTTTGCGGATATGTACTCAGTTCACGTCGGTGGATCATGGTGTCCTATTTTGAAAGATGCTTGGATGCCTATTCCTTATGATTTTAAAGAGTCATCTATCATCGATTTTCCTTATTTGAAAGTTCCAGGTGAGTTTGAGGGTTATGGTCTTCCAATGATTTTGGAAAATCCCCAGATCATGATGAACATGATCAAAAATCAACGTCTTGATGCTGCAACTCTGTCAATCCACAAGATGTGGATCGTTAATCCTCTTGCAAATATTAATAAAGAGGAACTTGTTACACGTCCATTCGGTATTATTTATTCTGTTGATCCAAATGGAGTACGTGAAGTTCAGTTTTCAGATATCAAAGTTTCGGCTTACAAAGAGGAAGACCTTTTGAAGTCGGATATGCGTTATGCTTCAGGTGTTGATGACTTCTCGATGGGTGCTGGAGGCGGTGCGAACTCTGCAACAGAAGTTCGTCATCTTCGAGAGTCGACATTGGAGCGTGTTCGTTTGTTTATCAATCATCTTGGTGATGGTTTTGCTGATTTGATGCGTTATTGGATGGATATGGAACGACAGTTCTTTACCGAAGACATGATTATTCGAATTATCGGTGATGATGGAAAAGAGTTGTTTCCTCTTATTCAAAAAGAAGACTTGGAAGGCAAATTTGATTATAAGGCTTCCGTTCTACCTTCGATTGCTGGTCAAGTTGATATTCAAAAGAAACAAAACATGGATCTTTTCCAACTTCTTATCAATCTTCCATTCGTCGATCCGCAGAAACTTACACAAAAAGTGTTACAACCATGGTCTTGGAATCTCGATACGATTGCAAAGAACGACCAAAATCCACAGGCGCCACAGGTTGGTCCAGATGGACAACCAGTTCCACAAGATGGATCTCAAGGACCAGGTGTTGCGGCTCCAGGTGGGGCTCCTACTGGGGGACCAGAAGGTTTGCCAACAGGTGGGCCTCCACAAGTACCAACACCATCGTTCAACGGATCACAAATTCCTCCACAGGTTGCTCAAGGTGCACTTGCAATGTTACGAGGAGGTATGGGAACAGCCGCACCTTCTCCTTTCGCACAAGCATCAGGTCCAATCAACCTATTGCAGATGGGGGCCACGCCCCCTACGGCAGCCCGCATTCCACTTCCAACAACAAATACACGTGGAATGAATAGAGGAGGTAAGGTAAATACAAATACAGCTCTTCATGGTCACAATTCAAATCCAGAAAGTGCCTTAGCTAATAGGGCAGCTAGTATTCAACGCTAAAATGCCATACGTATCACAAAAACAAGAACGTTTTTTCAACGCTAATCGAGGTAAACTCGAAAAAGAAGGCGTAGACGTGAACGAGTGGAACAAATCTTCGAAAGGGTTGAAACTTCCAATACGTGTACAGAAAAAAGCTTCATTAAAGAACACATTAAGTAAATTAAAATGAAAACAGACTTTACAAAAGACGAAGCATCGACTGTAGCAAAGAAGATTGGTACGAAATTGACGAAACAGTTTAAAAAGGGTATGAAAGTGGAATTAGAACATGGTAAAGTTGATGATCAAACAAACATTACTGATGATTCTCCTGTGGACACTGGTAAAATCGCTTTAGCTCATCTAAAAGAGATTCCAGATTACTACACAAGACTGGAAAGAATGGAGGATAAAGGTAAGGCGGACAAAAAGAATTAATTAAAGAGGTCGATTGAAAAATTCGGTGCATAATTATTAGCTTATGTTATAATTAATCAAATGAATAAGAAAAAAGCAATTAAAGACGTGATGTCTAAATTCCGAGGTAAGGGTGGCCCAGGTTTTTTGGGTAATGTTGCTCGTGGAGTTAATAACTTTATGATCAATAATCCAATTGGTAAGGCTGCAGGTGCCGCAACTGGCGCATTAATCGATAAATACAATCAGAATAAAGATAATAACGCTTTTCTGAATAGGGCTGCTCAACATGGCTTTGATGTTCCGAATTCTTTTATGAAGAATCGAAACAAAGGACAATAATTAATATTAAATAAAAAATATGAATACAAATAATGAGGCGATAAAGAATTACTTCACCGAGGACATTTATAAACAGATTCGTGAAATGTCTTACGATGAAATGAGATCTCTTTTGAGAGAATTAGAAGGAACCCGTTACTGGTTTGCTATTTTGAAATATAGTCAGGACAGAATAAGTGTTATACAGAACTCTTTTTTGGTGTTAGACCCCGTCAAAGAGCCTTCAAAGATTTCTCAATATCAGGGAGTTATCACTGGTGAATTGGATTTGCAAGATGCAGTTTTGTCTTTGAAATTTGAATCCCAGAAAGCCGAAGATAAACCGAAAAAAAATAAAGATGATCTAGGAGGTGCATACGATATTCGAGGTATTCCACAGGAGGGTGAAGAATAATTTCGGGACTGTTGTATAATAACAATAAATGACAAAGGCGATTTAAAAATAATTAATTTATAAATAACATGATGAAAGAAGAAAAAACAAAAGCCTTGAAGAAGGCCGTTAAGGACGAAGTTAAAAAAGCCAAGAAAGAGGCTAAAGAAGGTTCAAAGGCTGAAGAGAAGGGTGAATCAAAAGCTTTCGAGAAGAAAGAAGATATGCCTTCAGAGAAGTATAAAAATATAAAGTGCTAAATTTATGAATCTATTCCCAAAGACACCGTATGTTCGAATGCCGTCGATACCAAAGCCAACTGGTCCGACGATACCCAAACTATCTATGGGGATGGGTCGTAGTACTGCACCTAAAATGGGTGCTATGCCGAAAATGACTATGCCAAAATCGCCTACAGGTATGCCGTCATTAAAACAACCCAAGGCACTTTCGGGTCCAACTGCGTCACAGAGAGCATCAACAGCATTATTTAAATCCGCTCAGCCAAAAAAAATGGCAGTTATAAAAGGAGCGATTGCTAAACTAAAAACAAAATAATTTTATGGACCCATTACAACAACCAATGCCACAAGGACAACCACAGGTACCGCAAGGACCAATGACTGCTTTGCCTAATTTGATGAAACCTATGTCCACAGCTGATTCGAAGAATCAGGGTCGTTTGATAACTTCTGCGAATCAACCCCGTGGGAAGAAGGCGATTATTAAAAATCGAATAAAACATTTAAAAAAATAACATGACTACTGAAGATAAAGGAAAAGTACAATCGTTTGATAACTCAAATTTAATGGGTGTCAAACCTTTCGGTACAATTGGTCCAGACCGCACAACCGAAGAAACAAAAAAAGTTGTTTCAAAGTTGAAAGCCAAAAAGAAAGGCAGCAGTGGTCTTGTTGCGGAAGGATCAACCGAAGAGAGTGGAGAAAAAGCCAATGCTGTTTCAAAGGCTCTTGGCGGTTTTTCAAACGGACGTAAATAATTATGAATAATACTATGGACAAAGAGAACGATTCACAAAAAGAGGGCAAGATTAAGGGGGGCACAGTTAAACTCAAGCTGAAGTTGAAGTTTAAAGGTGGTCTTCCTAAACCTGGCGTTGACTTGTTGGGGATCGCTCAGAAATTATCGGCAAAGAAATTTGCCCATAAAGAGTAAGTCGATTGCGCGCAGTCAGTTTATTAATTTAATTATGAAGAAAAACATATGGTAGACAATAATCAAGGATCCGCACCAGCGGGGAGTCCAATTGGTAACGGCGTTCCTAATCCAAACATGATGGGTGGTGCACCACAGGGGCAGACGCCAGCAGTAACACCACAAATAGATCCAGCGCAACATGCAGAGCTGGAAAGCCTTGTAGGACGACAGGGCCAGGAGTTAGGCGAGTATCGCAAATTCTATAACGAAATTGCGCCTCTACTCGAAAAACTCGACAAGAGTCCTGAAATCGTACATGCCATTCTCGGTGGACAACTTACCCCCGATCTAGCCAAAGCGGCCATGGAAGGTAAAGTTAAAATCGAAGATGCACAAATTGTAAGTAAAGCTCAAGAGATTGTTAGGAAAGATTTGGGAGCCGCAGCTTATGCTGGGGCCTCGCCTGAAGAGATCACGAAGATGATCGAAGCCAAAGCCCAGGAAATCAAAGCTGGATTTGAGAAAGATCTGAAAGAACGTGATGAGATTGCTGAATTTGACAAAGAGGTTAACGAGTTCATTACCAGAACGCCTGATTTCGGCAAGTACGCTTCCGATATCGACAAATGGTTAGATGAACACGATGTAACAGACATCGCTGTTGCATATTACGCTGTTAAAGGCGAACTCTCTGAAAAAGAAGCAAAGAAACAGGCTGATATCGACTCTGCCAATCATCAAAAAGATTTGGCAATGGGAGTTGGTGGAGCTAGTCGGGCTACGTTCATTAGGAACGACGACAACGTTATCGACCAATTAATCGGTACAAAATCTAATCCTAATAACTTCAGTTAGAGATTTCTTAAATTGTTTTGACACACAACCATTATTAGTTTATTAGAAGTTATAAAATATTATGCCTAACACTTATCCGTATTACACAGAACCTTCACACAATGAGGGCGTTGTCACAAATACAGCGGGTAATGCATCGCGTGATACTAGTACTTCCTCTACTGAGGGTCGACTTATTGTCGATGCAGTAGATAAAATCTTCTTGCTTGAACCTAACAAACACCCACTCGTAACCCTTTTGACTAACGTCGGAAAGGTTTGGGATGGTAAAGCTTGGAAAGGATCTGGAATGTTGAAAAGACAGACTGGAAACCCTGAGTTCAAGTGGTTCGAGGATTTTTATGGAGGTCGCTATGCTCGCGTAGGTGCTGCTTACACAACCGCTGATCCGTTGACCATGACCGTTACAGGTGCAGGATCTAATTCTGGTTACATTTTCACAGCTGGAGATGTAGTCAAGAATGCCCGAACTGGTGAAAACATGATTGTTACTACTGTTGCTGCTACAACTATCGTTGTATCTCGTGGCTTCGGTACTACAGTCGGTACACCTTCAGGTGTTGTCGGTGATGGTATTTTCATTGTTGGTAATGCCAATGAGGAAAACTCGATCGCTCGCAACGTTAACATGACACAGTCAACTCCAGAAACGAACTACACTCAGATTTTCAAGACAACCATCGCACTCTCCAATACAGAGCGCGAAGCTAATCTTTACGGTGGAAAGGATATGCCTTACCAGCGTGCAAAGAAAGGCACGGAACATGCTCTTGATATCGAACGTGCATTTTGGTGGAGCCAGAAGAAATATGATACCGCTGGTACACAGGGTCATCCTCGCCGAGCTACGGGTGGAATCCTTGAGTTCATCCAGTCTGGTAACTCATATGTTCAAAACCAAGGTGGTCCGTTGACAGCCCCAGATTTCAACACTTTCCTTCGAGAAGGATTTACGTACGGAAACGATACGAAAATGCTCTTCGCTGGTGGTATTGTTTTGCAGGCT